ACTCACTCAGATGGTTGTGGTGTTGACATATTCAACTGTGGGTTTAATTGCTGATTAGTGTTTGTGTTAATCCTAGCCATTTAATTAAATATTATAAGGTAAATCTAAATATTCTACTTGCCACCAATTACTTTGTGGTTGCATATATGTTGTGCTATCTAGTCTAGCTCATCATTGTTTCTCCATCATAAACTCTAAGTAATCTCATTTGTTTAAGTCCGCCTCTATTATTCAGTAGCTTGTCATCTTCTGTATAATATCTCATAAGACAAAGCTGACTGTTACATCACTCTCTCATCCTGAATATGATTTGGAGAAGTTTCACTCCCAATCGAATACTGCTCTAGGGATAGGATTAGGGTCAAACTGCTGTGTCTGTGCGTTCCATTTATGATGTGCTACATAGCAATACACCTTACTCACATCTCATGTTAATTGATATATCTCCTCCTTGTGTGATATTCTATATCTACCTGACTTATTTATAGTACATATAGTTCACTTCTGTATTAATCATTGTCCCTCTGTAACATAATTCCCTAGATATAGGCGACTTATCTTTCACTCTGGGTCACTCTCAAATCATGGTTCAAATGATTGCCTCCAATACTGTCTCTCTGCTACCTCTATAGTCTCCTCCTTCTCTCATACACAGAGTTTTAATAATCCCTTACCTTTGTACTTCTTCCCTGTGTATATCAAAGTATCCCTAAGCTGTATAAATTGGTCGTATGTACTTTCCAATCTATCGCTAGTAGGGTCTAACCCTGTAGGAGATACTAAGTATTCATGCTGTCATTCGTTTTGTTGCCACATAGCTATTTAATGTTATAAACGTTATTTGTCTTATCCTTAACGTGATAGTTAATGTCTAACTGTCTTACTATTGGTGTTGCCTCTGATGTAGAACCTAAAGTAATTCTGATTGCATAAGTGATAGTCTGCCAATCAAATCTGAAACTACTATCTCAACTCTGTAAATCATTAAATAAGTTCGTTCTCTCTGTCCTTGTCCCTAAGTTTGTCTGCGTTATCTCCATAACCTTGTACCATCAGTCGCTACCATTCCCTACTATATCTGTACTCCTCCATAAGTTGTTTGGACTTACAAATATCTCTATAGTTCAGTTAGTTACGTTTGGTAATGGATTTAACTCATAATGAAGTCTGATTTCATCTAACATTTTAGTTACTGTTCCTCAATACTGTCCTTCATACTCCCTAGATATTAATACTCATTGCTTTGTATATCAGTTCTTACCTGTATCGTATATTCTCGTTGCCCACACTCCTTCAGTTGTAGACACATATAATATGTTCTTATTAATACATAGTCCATAAGGCTGAGTACCACTAGCTCTACTCTCCTCTACTATGCTTGTTCCTATGTAAGAGTTTACTGTGTTGCTATCGTTCTTAACGTGTCTCCATTTCATATATCCTTTATCGTAGCTATCGTTCCTTGTATTAACTTGCTTAAACTTAAATACTCAGAATGTATCTGCTACATACCAATCCCCAAATCAGTATGCTGCATCGATACTACAAGGTCAAACAAAGTATGGTGCTTTCTGATTTATATCTTTTGTACTTAATCCTCATCTCTGTTTAAGTAATAGTAATGGTGTAGTTCATACCATCTTATATAGGTTTACAAAACCATCTGTATCATCTACAGAAGAAATATAATAATCTGTACCATTAATAGAGTATGCTCTAAATACTTTCTGTCCATCTAAGTCTACTACGTTATAGACAAATGTGTTCCTAAGGTCATCATTACCCTGATAATAATATACTTTACTACTCCATCATTCATCTACAGCCCAGACTTTTAAGTATTGGAAATCACAAGTAAGGTCTACTATTGTAACTCACGCCTCAAAACTTTGTACCTTCTTCCATCCTGTAACTCATTTAATGTCTGTCTGCGTAGCTCACTTATCTAATTCTGGATACCATACCCATATTTCATCTTTACAAGCTACTACTAATCTAGCATTGTTATAGTTTAGCATAGCAGTAATAGGTTTTGTCATTGGTAATGCCTTTGTTGTTGGGTCTGATATACTCTCATCTGTATTGTCTGTGTGGTCGTATGGCTTTATAACTCAATACCCTCCACTTCATGATACGCTACCTCAATACAATCCAACAACTCAATCAACACTAATTCAGTACCATACATTGTCTTGGAATACTACTCATGGTGCGAGTTTCTTGTCTCTTATCGTATCCCATGCTTTTTCTGGTATATTCCATGATGTTGTATGTTCGTGCCAACTTCAATCCCATTCTATGAGAGTAGCTCAAGATGCACTAGAGGTATTATCCATAGGCATAGCTAATACTCAGTTATCTCAAAGAGCAATAAGCTGACATTTATCAAAGTTAGAATTAAAATGTGCTTGTTGTGCTAATTTAACTCAGTGTAACTCATCATCTGCATTCACATTTGCTGCATACTGAAAACTATGTTCTAGTCAGTAGTAGGGGTCTAGTGATGTTCAATCTGTCCAACTAGACTGTGATATTACTCAGGTTTTCTTTGGTTCTCCTACTGCCATTTAGTTTATTAGTAATGATAAAAGTATCTTAAATCTGCAAATCATTCATCTACAGGTCTCTTATCCTTGTTTAATCCATATATGTTATCATGTAGTGTATTCTCGAATTGTTGATAATACCATTGTGCCATCTCAGGATTTTCAGCTTGATAAAGTCTGAATGTAATATAGTCATCAATAGCATCTAAGAAATACCATGGTAGGTTTAATGTCCATAATTCAATTGATGTTCAACTAGAAGGAAATGCATCATCATATTTAATTGGCTGTTGAGCAAAATTATAAGTCAGAGTTAATCCTCTTTCTACATCCTCTGTTGGAGTAGGGAATATTTTAATGTCGTTATGGTATACTCAATCCTCTTTTCTAGGAACAAATATATACCTTGGATGAACCTCTGAAATTCTACCCAATACAAATGGTTGTCCTCTCTGTACTCATCCTCTTGCTACTAAGTGTTCTTCTCAGTTCTCATCTGTCTCTCGTTTATTTAGAGCAGGAGAGATGTTGTAATCCGTAAAATCTATAGGTTTACAAACTCTATAAATCGGATTTCAATTTTTGTCTGTATGGTAAGCCACTCTTAGCTGCACTATTGAATAGAAATCTTCTACATTGTGTTCTTCATCAAATTCTGGTAGGTCGTATTGGTCTGTGTCCTTCTCAATGTCCCTATATATAACACTTGTTGATTGTTTACCAGAAACATATTCCAAAATCATTTTTTGGAATACTAATAGTCCTTTATTGAACCAAGCTAACCACACTTTCTTGTTGACTTGTGTGCCTCCCCTTAGTTCCTCTAAACACCAATTGTCATACATCTCTTCTATTGTACCCATACTTACTTACTTATGAAATAAATGTAATTCACTTATTCTATGAGGTGAGTTTCCCCCACCCCATATATATAAGCAAACTAACAAGCCTAAGCTAAGTTTTCTTGCCATGCGTAGTCTGTTCCTGCTCTACTTTCAATTCTAACGATGAATAAGTCGTTTAGAACAGCACATCCGTACATACATTTCCATCCTACTGTAGCTCTTTGATTTAATGGGTCTTCAGTTCCAGCAGCTCCGAATGGTTTGTAGAAAGTTTCAAGATTTTGAAGTGTTCCTACTCCGTATGCTCCATCTCTGAATGCGTATGTTGGATATACGTTGAAGTCAGTATCTGCATCTACTACAAATGGTTTAACATTAGCAGAGATATAGATGTCGTAGTTAACTCCAGCAGTAACAAATCCATCTTTAATTCCTTTGAAGTCTTCGTAGATTAATTTATTCAACCAAGTATTAGTAGATGATGATTTAGCATAATCTAAGAATACATTAGGGTGCATAATAATCTTAAATCTTTCTCAAGTTTGTCCTTGAGATGCAAGGAATGTACAAGCCTTAAGGATTAAATCCAAATCCATAACATCACCAGCAGCTAAGTCAGCTCTTGATGCAGCATCACCAGCATAAATAACTCCAATAGAACTATTAGCTAATGTGTCTTGGATATATTCATCGATAAGTCTTCCAGCATTGTTTGCTAATTCTCTTCCTTGTGCAGCAATTATAGGAAGTAATGTTTCTACATCTAATACATCTGAAATGATTGAGTAGTCTCCTAATTGTACAGGTACTGCAGTTACAGTTTTAACTACATTAGTGTGTCCATCAGGTGTAACTCCTTCAGTCAAAGCAGCTTGTGCCAAAGTAGTTTTCATAACTCCTAATCTAGGCCAAGTGATTGATTTGTATCCTTGATGAGATGCTTTTTGTCCAAATCTCATGAATACTGTAGAAGGTTCTCCATTCTCTAGGAATGATTTTTTAAGTAAGTAAGTTAAGAAGTCGTTTACATTTGAAACATCTTCTATGTTGCTTGTTTGCATAATGTTAGCAGCACTTTCAGTTGCAACATTAAATCTGTCGAAATCTGGCATAATAAATAAATGTTATAAAGCTAAATAAATATTAGCTATCCAACCTTTATTTGTACCGAGATTGTGTCTTCGCAAAGTTAATTAGTTCTTCTGAACTCATTTCTCCTAGCTTTTTACCACCAACCTCAGTCGTTGGATTAGCTCATGCGATAACACTTTTAGGTCAAGCGTTTGCCTCTACTTCAGGTTTAGCCTCCATAACAGCTGGTTTCCCATTCTGTCATTCATACAATGATACCATATCGTTAATACTTAATCCTGAATATTTGTCTGCGAATGCACCGAAGTCTCATTCGTATCCTCTACTCTTCATTGTATTCTCGAAATAAAGTTTCTTGTCTGCAGCTCTTCCTGCAATTTCAGCATCTAACTTAGCCTGTAGGTCAGCCATCTCTTGACTATGCTTTTCTCTCAAAGCAGCATATCACGATTTCTTCTGTTCCTCAGCGTTATCAAGTTCCATATCAGTCATCTGATAATAAATAGAATGTAAAGTCAGAGCATTCTACAACTCCGAATTGATTTTAAGTCTTCAACTTGACTACGATTGATTAGTTTAGTGTCTTGCAACTTCGGACATAGAATATTTGAGAGCTTATTCTACTCATTCAACCTTCTCCCCCCTCATGATTGCCTCAGCTTTCTGTACAGCCTCTTGTGCTTTCCTAATATCTTCAGGGTCTGCTGTAATAACCTTTACCAATCTCTCTACTTCTCACATTCATTGTGCGAATGCTCCCCATACTTCATAGATTGTGTATCAGTCTTGCTTAGGATTGAAACAGTTGTCCTTTGCTAATACTACAATACTCTCATCCTGTTTCTTTACCCTCTTCTCCATACACTTCTTTACAACTTCCCATCATGCACTAGCAGCCATCTCTTTAACTGCCTCAATCTCTTCATCTGAGAGGTTATCAAAGTTCTTTTGTTCAACCTCTTCCTTTTTGTCAGCTTTTTTATCAGCCTCCATTAATTCTTGCTCTAAAGCCATTGTTAGTTTACTTATTAAATAAAATGCTTTTATTATTCTGAATAATCCATTTGATAGGCTTACCATACGTTGTCTCCAATGTGTACTTCACTTGGTCTAAGAATAGTGTCCTATCTAATGTATCCATTCACTCAGTCATAATGGCAATATCTTCCTTAGAAAGCAGATTTATCCCCTTGTGATACTTCTTTAAGTAGTTGTGTATCATCATTCTATATACCTCCTGCTTGTACCTCTTACGCTTAATCCTATCTATATCCTCTATCTTTATCTTCTCCCTATATGGTTCTTCCTTGATTAAGTCATTTAGGTCTCTAAGTACTTGCCACATTTTATAATCTCTCAGTTAAAAACTGTTTTAATTTCTCTACCATCTCCATATCCACGTGATGTTTCTCTAACCACTCTTTATCCTTCTTATATACATCTGATGTTAATCCATGATTGATTAAGTATCTCCTAATCTCATCTGGTAACATGAATAAAGGCATTGGTGCAACTTGTGCCTCAAACTTAATCCTTCCCTGTGGCTTAATTACAGGAGAGTTTCAGATTTTTCAGGCTACTCTGTCTCTTACCTTAACCTTCTTAGGTTCAACTACTTCTTCAACGCTCATTTCTTCTTCCACAACGGTCTCAACTGCCTTTTCTACTTCTTCTATGGGTGTTTCTACTTTCTCTTTTTTCTTAAGAGTTATTTTTCTCTTTGCTGGCATAACATAAAATTAGTAAATAAATCTAACCAATACCATTGCTTGTATTTATCGACTGCATTCAACTTACATTTAAGCTGTCCCCTTTGTTCTGTGACCGATTAACTCTACTTCACTCACTCATTCAGGTTCAACTATCAACGTTGTTGACTGTGTCAAAGTTTATATCTGTCAATGGATTGTTATTTTCTCAAGCAGACTTGAAGTCTGTTACTTTTGGTTGTGCAGCTTGGTTCATCTCTGTAACTCCCAATCCTTGTTGCACCATATATTGTAATGCTTGTATAGCTCTGAATTTAGCATCTGTATCCTCTGCCCTATTGTAGTACCATAACCTCATTTGGATATTAGCGTTCTGTGGAATGTAGATACTTATATTCTGATTAAGTAATAACACATCCATCTTACATTGATAATCCTCTGGTGTCATCTCTGTTACGCTATCTATCTCGCTTTCATCTAATCCATTATAGTATGCAATAGCCCTACGGATATTGTTAAGCAAGAATGGTGGTGTCTTAGGGTCTGATACTAACATATTGTATTGTTCAATATACGCACCCTTCTTCTCTTGATAGATTATGTCCTTCATAATAGGGTCTACTATCATGATTGAGAAGTCTCCCCTAATGTCCTTCTTGCTAACTTTCTTATATGTTCAGCTTAATCAGTTGTTTACCCTTCTGATTACCTTCTTAGAACTATTCCTCCAATGATATAACATGAAGTCTCTATATAGTTCAGCGAAGTCCTTAGTTCAGTAAGATAAAATCTGATTTTGTAATGATGTAATCATGTTAGCATTGATTTTCTGTATCTTACTTGCTGTAGCTGTGTTAGGGTCTGAATTAGAACTTAATCCTAATCATTGTGCTGTAGCATTTGTGAAACTCTCTGCTAACGCTTTGTTCTTAATCATACCAAGAGAGTTATATAAGTCTGAACTTATCTGGCTCTGTGGTAATTCATATACCATAGAACTGATAGGCTTAGTCATATCCCTCATCTTAACAGGAAACCATCTGTTCTTAATACTCTGGTTCTTCAAAGTATTAACATTATTCATGAATACCTGTTCATCTATGAAGATATTTCCTCACATAGCCTCCCTAGTAACCTTAATCTTATATAGGTTCAAGAGTAATTGTTCTGTTCTATGTCAGTCTTCTATAATATTTACTAAACTTGTTCCCCACCAATCCTGACTGTCGTATGCAAAGCCATAAACAGCCATAGGTATTACATTATCTGTCTCAGGTACATCGTATATATCTAGGATTTGGTCGCATAACATAAGTACCAAATACAATTTATTCTCTCCGCTCTCCTCATCATATATATATGTGTAATGATAGTGGATTGTGTAATGTCCTGTAGTATTGTTATAACAAGTGTCGATACTTCTTAAGAAAGCATCCTCTGTTTTAAGTCCATTGATATATACATCGTAATGATTAAGTATCATCTCCTTGAACTCCTTGTTTGCAGCTACAGGTAATTCCTCTAATTGTTTTCTAGTAACTATCCTATCAAATCAAAAGAATGGATAATCCTTAACTAAGAGTGAACCATCATTATATGGATAAACAAATCTTGGGTCTATCCTCTGTACTGTAGGTACATTCTTCTTGACATCGTATCAAGTAAAAAGAAAGACTGCTTTTCAATATTTACATACATCCTCTAACCCCATGTATCTGTCAAATCCCCAATTCTCATTCTGATAATCAGTCTTATACATATCTGTGAAGTTTCTTGCCTCCATTTGATAGAGTACATTTTCATCTTCCCATGATACATCTGGTTCGTTGATTATACAAGTGGCTTGCATTGTCCTAGAAACAGACCAGAAAATCTGACTTCTTAACAACTCATCGTTCCTTTTAGTTGAATATATATCTTTCTGAGACATAAAAAGAGAGTTCTTGGAACGGTTTGCCTCAAAACCATGTCTGTACTCTCCAATTATCTTCTGTCTTAACTCATCTGTTAGCTTTACCATCTACCTAGCTATTGAAGTTAAATATGCTCCTATATCATCATCAAAGTATCTTAGATATGGATACATCCTCATTATTAATGTGTCTAATAAGTCTGGCGACCTTCATATCCTCTCCTTCATCTTATCCTTTGGCTCTATCCTTGTCTTACCATCTATACTCTTCTCATCTATATACACGTTCAACATCTCCTGTGTTAGTATCTCCCAATCCTTATCAGCATCTAAGTGTTCCCATTTAATTGCTATCTCCCCCTTCTGTACCTTATCCTGTAGTAAGAACGCACATTGAGACTTTAAGTTAGCATAATTCTGCTTAGCTCATGTCTCTACAGGCTTAGAATTGTTTATGAACCCTGTCGAATACGGTATTCAATCCACAACTCCTCATCCTACTCAGTCAGCATCTATTATTATGTTCCTAGCCTCTATCTCGTATTGGTTCTGGATTAACTTAATAGATGTCTTAACCTCTTCTACACTACTCTTGGCATACGTATATACTCTTACCCACGTATTACCCCTCCATAAACTTATCCTTGTAGTGTCCTTTCCAAACCTAGCAACATCACAGATTAAGAAGTATTGGTCTCAATGACTTTCATTCTCCTTTAACCTATCAATGTCCCCTTGCTTGAATAATAACCAATTATTATCATCGAAATCCCATTTTCAGTATAACAACCTCTGCTTTGTCCTTTCACTCGCCCTCTCCAAGTTAGCTATATACCCCTTATCTATAAAGTTGTTGGAGTATACTAATGATGGTATAAATACTGCCCTGTCCCCATCCTTATGCTTGTGCTTGTAGTACCTCTCATATACGTGTCATGGATTAGGGTTAAATGTCTCTAACACCTTTCCCAAGATACCATACTCTTCATTCTTAAACCTTCATACTCTGGTTTGGAGTATCTCTATTCACTCTAAAGGACACTCAGCACTCTCCTCTACGAAAGCTCATGTTAATTCCAGACTTCAGAACCTATTATATAATGGGTCTTGTGGAAGATAACATCATTCCCTTAATAGTATCTGACTACCATTAGGAAATGTTATTACATTGGATACGTTGTTAAGTCTACCACGCATATCCTCTGGTATGTTGTAGTCCCTATAGAACTTCTCTAAGGAAATAACAGAAGTCTGCTTAATATTCTTAATCGTATCACGCACTAGAGCATATCTGACACCTTCATATTGGTTACACATCCTTCGTAATCGGATAATCCCCAAATATGTCTTTCAACCTCACGCTCATCCTCAGTATCAAATGGCTGTGTGATAATCATCCATTAATACCTCAAATGCTTTCTGTTGGTTCTCTGTCAGTTTTATCTCTACGTTTGCCATTATAATCACTATAGGGGGACATATAAAAATTTTTTATTTATTTTTTCTGGCTCTTTCTCTCATCTGTCTTAAATATTCTTCATAATCCTCTTTTCTTAACTTCTGGTTGGCTCTAAGCCTTCTCTTTTTTTTAGCTCGAAATGTTTGACTTGGTCAGTCTGGCATCTCTATATTTTCGTTGGGTATCTGTTCTCCTAGTCGCTGCTGAAACTCAACGAGTTTATATTCCTTAGTACTTGCTCCTCGTTCTCCCATGCTGTCATCTTCTCCTCCATCTCTACTTCTCAAGAACTTGAGTATCATTCAGAGGGCGATTTTTGCTCTATGGATGTCTGTGAACCCTTCTCATTTCATTCATTACTAGCAACTGATATAAATTGTACCTTAGGTACTGATGCACTCTCTGTTTCTTCGTACTCTGGTTTATACCTTCTATCCCTTAACTTTAAGTAATCCATTGCTGTCTTAGCATCCCCTAACCTTATCCTCTTCATAACAGCAGCCCTTGCAGCTACCTTTGGATACTCCTTAGCAATAGCCATTCTCCTAGCAAACTCTGGATGTTCACTCTTATGATGATAATATGATGGAACACTTATCCCTGCAGCCATACAAGCCTCTTCTATAGTAGCATCCATCATTAAGTACTCCTCTATTATCCTATACTGTGTCTCTCATATCCTTGCTAGGTTTCATTTCTCCCTCTGGTCTTCCTTTGCTGGTTTAGGTATAAACTCATCTACTGTCTTTATCTTTGAGAGTGTCTTAACATCTCTTACCTCTTCTCCTTCTATCATGTCTCTTAAAAAGTGATAAAAATCTGAACTTAAATCTTCTCCATGCTATCCTTCTCCTTGCCTTCTTGTTCCTCTTGCTTTCATAAGCTGGTGTGTGGACAGCCTTGTATAAATCCCAATCCCTTCTAACTACCCTTCAGTAGAAGGAGGCATAACTTACGTGTGGGAGTTTTAATCTCCTCATGAGGCGAACGTGTGCCTCCCAACATTCCCTAATGCTAACCAAATCTTGTATTGCCATTCCCAATAAAGATTAGAAAATAAAAGAACTAAATTCTGTTCTTGAACTTAGTCCGTATGTTTCTCCGCTTTTTAGCAGGTGCGTAAAAACTCTTAGTAGCCCAAAGTTTCTCATTCTCATCTATTAACTCTGGGATTTTTATCTCTAAATCGTATTCCTTACCTTTACCATGAAAGTACTCAGTAACCATCTTACTCAATCTCTCACTTGTCTTAGGTCAGAATTTTATGTTTATGTTCTTATCATATTCAGCATTAGTCTTCTCTTTAGCTACTGTATCTCCTCTAGGTCAGGTAGTGAAATTACAAGTGTGACATTGTGCATTGATATTCTCTACCTCTAAACACATATTCTTGAACCTTCTGGAATATCTATGCCCTCATGCTAATTCCCCCCACGAACACATCTTGTTGCATGAGATACATCTTCAATTACCATTCTCATCAGTATCCCTCAACTTACTATTCTCCTGTGCTATTCTCATAGCTAATTCTAATGGTTTAATCTTAGGTAAGTCTGATTTATATTCCCTCTTTGGCTTTCACTCAAATTCCCTAATCTCATTATTCATCTTCCTAATCATCTGTTCCTCCTTCTTCTTAATCTCAGAGTTCTTCTTCCTCTCATACTTCTCTATCTCATGTTCCCATCAGAGTTCTATCTTCTGTTTCCTGTTCCTTAAAAGAACTGAATATTTAAAATCAGCTTTCTTTTTCATTTCTTCTATTTTCCTCTCCCATTTTTTAGTAATGCTATACTTATCCTTCATAGAAAAAAACTCTGTAGGTAAATCACAGAGAATTGTGAACTCCACAGAGTTTTTCTTTACAGTCAATTACTACTTAACGTTAATTTTTAATTTTTCAAGGTTTTTTTATGAGAATTATAAGTTGACTTATAATTTGTTTTATATAAATGGTAATACAGCATCAATGTTTAACTCATCATCCTTCTGGTCTATATACGACCTTTTAAAGCTTTCCTTAGAATTGATAAATTCCCCATCTTTTCATTTTAAAACTCTATAAGCCCTCATAGCTCACTCCTTTTCCATTTCTGACATATTTTCAAACCTCAGAATTTTGTTTTCGTTTTTTAATTTTTGATTTTCTTTTTCTAGCTCATCTATTCTTTTAAGAGCATCAAACGCATTTTCTGCTTTCTTCATAATAATATAATTAATAAATTAAAATGGTAAATCTGAAGGGTCAAACTGTATGTCAGCATACTCCTTCCCTAAAATCCAATACTCAAATTCCTTATAAGTCTGTGTAGGACAACATTTATGCTGGTACATATAATCCCAACACCTCTTAGTTATGCTATCAACCTCAGCCTTCTTTTCTTTCTCTAAATCTTCATAAGCCTTATTAGCTTGGTCTAGCCATTCCTTATACTTTCCTAACTCCCCACTATCTACAACATCAGATTTTTTTAATTTTTCTTTTAACTCCTTAACCTCCTTCTCTAATAAACTCTCCCTACTCTCCTCTAAGTGCCACATTCACTCCTCAGTCCTCCATACAATCCCCTTAGCTATCCATCTCTGTACCAAACTCCTGTCGTTCGGATTTCTTCATGCGTACTCTAACAACGCCCTCTGTGTTTCAAACTCCATCCTATCTTTTAAAATATAAAATGTAGTATAACTACTACTGTAGTATAATAATACATTATTAGTTTTCAAGAGTAAATGTAGTATATTCACTACTCATATTTTTCCCCAAAAAAATTTCAGCACCTTAAATTGTGTAGCAAACCACTACATTATATGTAGCAATCCACTACATTATGTTATTTTTTGTGTAGTAAAGCACTACATGATGTTGAAAAAAATAGCGAGTGAGAAGTAGTAAAAATAAACACCTCTCCACGTTTTGGGGGGTGGGGGTTTCCCTAGTTCTTCCCTCACTTCCTTACACTTTTACGCTTGTTTTACTGCTCCACTTGGCTAGTAGTTGAAAATTGAAAATACAATACGCTAGGATTTATTTTTATTACGGTATGAACTAGGATTTTGAAGGGATTTTTTGCTTTTTTGCTTTTTTGTTTTATAATATTCAAAACATAAACAAACGTACTAATTTTTAACATTGGATATAATAACATGATATACGTTTATGTTATGTTTTAACAGTAAGCTGTTAAGTGTAAAATTTTTAAAATAAATCTGATTAATTAAATCTTGTTATAATTCCATATTATTTTATGTTGTTTTTCATGTTTTTATAGTATTTTACTATAGGATTTTTTTATATTCTGTTTTTCTTAGGATTTTCTAGCTTGTAGGATTTTTGACTTGTTTTTTGATTTTGCAGTTCTTAACTGTTATTTTATGTTTTCTTATCTTTTTGTTATTTTGTTATAAAAAAAAGTACTAAAAAACTTGCAATTATTTTAAAAATGATTATATTTATATTGCAACAAGATATAGCAACCAATTCTTATAGGTTCTTTACGTTGCATATACTATATTAATATAGTGAAGTGTTGTTAACAAGTTCTAGTACTTAGTACACTATAGAGCGACTTAGCAACTAACTATAAACTTATCCTAGTGTATAGTATATAGTCAACTTGTTTATAGGTTCTATTCTTGACTTTGTTTGTAGTCAACAGTATAGAAGATATCAACTACAATTTAAACAAGTTAAAAAGTGAAAAAATTCTGAGTTTTTAACTCGTGTTGCTCCTTAACAATATCATCAAACGCTTGCTAGTGGTGGAAGTCCACTATATCCAACACAAAATGGATAGCTCTTATATTAATTTATAAGGGATTTGTTCTAGTGAAGATCTAGGCTCAAGAGAGAGTAACTTTTTTAAATAGTCATTATTTGCTAGTTGTGAATATTAATTTTCTTAGGTTCTACCTTAAGTAACTTATTAATTTTTTTATTTACAACCAACCGAAAACATGAAAACACAACTTCAAGAGCTTTTAGATGAGCTTAAAATTGAAAAATCTGAGTTTTTAAAAATGCAAGATTTAGTAGATGACACCTATTATAATTTATGCAGACTTGGACTATACGATAGTATTTACTACAAATTGCAAAATTTACACTGTTTATTAGATGATTTAGTAGACTGAAACTATATAGAAGAAGATGATTTTTCTGATATCATTTGCTTTTATGAAAACAACTATAAAACAATATAAACCACACACAACCACACAAAAAACTACCAATTCATAACTAGCAAATACAGACTATTTTAAAAAGTCTGATTTTATTCTTTTTTCTTATAAACATGAAAAACTACACTTTAGAAGAGCTGCTAGCTACTCCAAAAGCTAAAAAAATCATTGATGAAAATCTGAGTTCATACAATGATGAAGATTATGTATATGCTGTTATGGAATATGCATATTGACATTACAGCAAAAACAAAAAAGCCTATATTTACACTTTTGAAGAGCTAGAAAATGCAATTCAAGACATTGAAGACTGAAAGTACACTATTTATAGTGATATTGACAGTTATCATGATAGTTGTGATGAAACGCTAGAGTTTAACTGAAACGACTTTATAGAACGCTACTTTGATTACGATATGTTTCATAGAGACTGTGATTTCGATATTACTGAGACTTCAAACTGAGTAGTAATTGCTAACTATTAATTTTTAGATTTTTAACCAAAAAACACCATGAAAAACTTCAAAAAATCTGATTTATTCAACTATTTAGACTGAATAAATTTTGTTAATATCTGAGAAATAGAAATGGCAATTTCTGATTTCTTTAGAGAGTACGTAGAAAAAAAACCCGACTTCCAACCTAGTCGATGAGATTTATCTTATTATTCTGAACTTGCGAGAGAGTACATAAGGACTGATGAGTTCGATTATTTAGAAGATGAAAACGGCTTCTTAGATACTAGAAGTGATACTGATTTTGAAGATATAGACCAATTAATTTACGATTATTTAACTTTCTAACCATAAACTAACCATGAAAAACTTAGAAAAAACCAAAAAAATTCTGATTAAAAAAGCTAGATATGAATATAGTAGAGACTATTTATTTCTAGATATAGATAAATCTGAATTAGAAAATTTTATAAAAGAAATAAAAAATACAAAAAGTCTGAAAAAACTAGATGATATTACTTATAACCTTTTTAACTACTAACCAATTAATAACCATGAAAGTAAAAGAACTTATAGAAAAACTACAAGAATTTGATTTAGAAAATGAACTAGAAATACAGTTTATAACTGATACTTGAAAACCTATTTCGATACCATGAATTGACTGAACTATTGAAGTTTATGAAGATGAAGATGAAGAAAAAAGAACTATTATAGATTTAGATTTTTAACCAAAAACAACCATGAAAAACTTATACGTAGTAGTAAAAGATTATATACAAAGTAAGGATACACTAGCACCAGATATAATCTGATTTACTGAAAAAGAAAAAGCAATTAATTTTGCAAAAGAACAAATAGATTTTCGAAGTGAAGTATACAAGGATAAAAAACAATATAAAAATAGATTTATAGATTTCTGTCAATGAAAATTATATATACCATGATTAATAGATATTTGTGTAAGAGAAATACCTATTGACTTATATATATCAAACAAGGACTACCAAAAACACGCTAACTGTCTAGCAAAATAATTTATTTACTAACCAAAAATAACCATGTATTTATTAATAGATAACGTACTATGAGTAGTACACCAAAAAAACAATGATTTAAAAAAGCTGACTGATAACCTACTATCTAAACTATATAGTAGAGTATACCACTGAGACTGTAGTGAGAGAACTTATAGAGAAGTTTATCATGCAGTAGAAGACAGTAAAAATCTAAAGGAACTTAACGATACTTTAGAGTACGAAATTTGATTTAAAATTTTAATTAATAACCAAAAGCAACCATGAAAAAAGAACTAACTCGATTAGATACTTGTAAAATTGTATCTGATTTATTAAAGAATTATCATTGTTATGAAATACCAAAAGATGAAATAGAAAAAAGTTTAAAGAAAATAAATAAAGCTGATTTATTTGAACTACTTTACTTTACTGATTTACAAAAAGAAGACTATCGAAATCTGTACGAAAGTACAAAAAAATCTAAAAACATTTTAATTAATAAATAACTATAACCATGAAAAAAGAAACACTTAAAAACCTACAAGAACAAGCAAAGAAGTTTTTCTCATGAAAAACCATTGACTGTGATAACCTATATGAACGAATAAACAACGCTAGCTACCTAGGATTATCCGATAGTTTAAATGTGATAGAAGAAATGTGAAACACTAACTATGAAATGGAATTGGATACTAGCTATGTATACTGAAAAACTCCTATAGATTATATGAACTGAATAATTGCTACATACTTAGAACAGTATATAGAAGATAACCACCAAGAGTGGAACGCAATACGAGATGAGAAAAACTTACGAACAGAAAAAGACTAGCATTTCTACTAGCCTTTTCCCAACCATGTTTTTCACTAACCATGAAAAACTACATTGTGTTTTCTAACCATGAAAAACACATTTGACTTATAATTTTATTTAAATAAAAAACAAGATGATTTATTCACTAACCACGTACAAATGCCAATAATGAAAAAAATAGATAAGTCAGACCTACAAGAACTAAGAGACCATAGAGACAATACTAGCAAAGATTTAATAAAAGCATATTCTCTAGCTCAGATTTCTTTTATGGACTGAATAGATACTAGAACTATTAAAACTTCATGAAGATACCTACCTATTAGAGTAGATACTTGAGAAAGTTTATGAAGATTTAGAATATGAAAAACTAAAAAACCATACATGATAAGATATATCAGACTAGATGAGATAAAGTATATTTACTCAAAAAGAAATAAATGAAAAACACTGAGTAGTATTTAGTACATATTATTGGTATTTGTATATAATTAAATGTTTATATACTAACCAATTAAAAAAATGCTGATTACTAACCAACTTCTTTTTGAACGAAAGGAACGAATGCTAAACAAAGAGTTTAGTATTAACACGATTTCTAATTATGAAACAGATGTAAAATTATTTCTGAACTATTTACGCTTGAAAACACAAGGTAGTATCGTTAATGAAAATGAAATAACGTTAATGGAAATTGAGAAACGAAAAACATATTTACGCTGATTACCAACACCAAAGAATAGTATTTACTACACGATTAAACCTACTATTTCTCAAAGCACAATACAAAGTAAATTAACTGCTGTAAAAAGTTTATTAAAATATATAAATCTGTTTTATAACTGCTGATTAGATTATACAAAAATAGAAACAAAAAGAATAAAATCTGATTACATAGATTACATAACGCAAACTGAATTTGAGTTATTAGAGAATTTTATAAGTCAGTATGAGAAATATAAGATTAATGCTTTACGTATGAAACTATTATGTAATATCTGATATACAAGCTGATTAAGATTATCTGAAATGCTAGGCTTGACTATTAAAGATATTGAAAAGAAAAACACTAGAATAATCTGAAAATGAAATAAAGCTAGGCGAGTATTCTTTACAAACTCTACTGAAAAACTATTAAAGGAATACCTACAAGAGAGAGAAAAACCTATACCACGAACTTGAATAAAAGAAAAGAAATCTGATTATGTTTTCATATCACATAATAGTGGATACGATTATGGAAATCCTATCAAGAAAGAAACAGTATGTGGAATAATGAAAAAGTATTCAGACTGATTAGATATTTGAAAAAGAATAACAGTTCATAGTTTAAGGCACTCTTATGCTACCAGACTTTTAGAAAGCTGATTAAATGTTAGAGAAATACAAGAACTACTCTGACATAAAGATTTGAAAACAACTCAGACTTATTGTCATGTATTAGAAAGTGAATTGAAAGATAAAGTTAATCAGATTTTTGATTAAAAAAATATAGTGAAAAAATCAGAATTGAGAAATGATAGATACGAATTAATAAAAAATCTATTGCATTTTTTTCATTTCTGATTACAATAAGGCATCACGTTAAAGGAAAATTTGTTATCGATTTAGGAGTGAGTATCCCCCTAGACCTATAAGGTCGTGGGTTCGAACCCCACCCCGCCCATATCAAAAAACACTTGGATATGAGATATAAGTCGATAGCAAAAACTATCGGCTTTTTCTTTACAGTCAATAGAGAATTGTAAGTCGGTGTCCTTTAATGAGATAAAAGGATACCACAACACAAAGAGTTATTAAATGGTTGTGTTGTAATGGGAATGAGTGGTATCGCCCAAAGCAACACATCTATTTAATGGCTCTTTTTTCAAAGACAAAAGTCGCACCTACGATAAAGGTATAAGAAATAAAGGGTAGTAAAAAGATGTGTAGCTTAAAGAACTCTTATTTATTTCTTAACCCCTAAAAAAATGGCAAGCTGAGTGAAAAACCTAAAAAAACCTAAATGTTAGCTAGGATACATGATGAAATGCGAGACAGTCTAAGTCATCTAGATGGTGTCTCAAGAGCAAAAGTTATTTGTGCTTATGTAGATTATCAACTACATGGAGTTGAACCAAGCAAAGATGACCTTCTAGTCTATACAGCATTCAAAACAAAACAATTTGATTTGGATAATGTTATAAGCGACATAAAAGCATCGATAGAAAACTGAAAGAAAGGTTGAAGACCACCTAAGAACTACGATAACTCACAAAAACCTAAAACTAACCTAGACCAACCTAAGCAAAACCTAAGGGAAAGCGAACAAGAACAGGAACAAGAACATAAAGAAAAAGAAATAGATAAATCTATTTCTAAAAAGATACCAACTGTTAGTGAGCTAGTTAAGGCGTATGAGTGAGATGAGCTATTAGTCCAACAGATAGGAGACAGTTGAGTAGTTAGAGAACGAGCTGAATACAAACAAGCTAAGAAGAATAGAGCATATAAAACAGAAGGCTGATTTATCCAACAACTAAATGTTATAGTGGATAAAGTTAGACATTGACAACCTAGATGAGATGTGGCAAAGAGATTTATGTTCGCAATAAATCAGGCTAGAGAGCATGAACGAAAGTGAATATTCTGGAATGACCAAACCGAGACAGAGTATCAGTATTGGAAAAAAACTTTAGCCTTTAATCAAAAACAAAATGAATGAACAGACCGATAAACGAAGTAAGATATATCCGAATTTTCGAGAGTGTTCTATTCAAACGTTTAATGATAGGAGTAAGGAGGAACATTCACAGTCTAGGATACTACCAATGACTGAAGAGAATTTAGAGAAATGTATCAAACTACAAACAATGCTACCTTATGGAATTTACTTTAGTGTAAATCCTATGGAAAGCTGAAAGAGAGACATGAATAGTGTTAAGAAAATTCAGACTTGGATATGCGATATTGATGATATGGATAAGTCAAAGCAATTAGAACTTATCAAGAACTCAAAGCTGAAACCAAGTCTAGTAGTAGAGAGTGTCCATTGATTTCATCTTTACTACTTAGCAAAGAACGAACTAACTAGAGAAGAATATGAAAGCTGAAACCGATGACTTAAGAATTACTACAACTGAGACCCCAAAGTATGTAAGGACATTGCTAGAGTGTTAAGGATACCATGATACTACCACATGAAATGAGAACCTATCATGGAGTTATTTAGAGAAGACTTGAGTAGTTGTGAGTATTACACGATAGAGCAAATGCAAGAGGCATTTCCAAATCAGAGTGATACAACACCATGAAGAGTTAAGCAAAGGGAACAGTTGAATAAGTATCTGAACGATGAAGATAAGTTTCGAACTAAAGCATGAGAGTTAGATAGCAGAATGATGTTAGAAGAGTTAAGTTGAAGTAGTTGGCTTAGTTGAGATTTAATCTCATTCAAGAGGAACACGAATGGAACAGAGCAGATTTATTGTAATGGTAAGTCCACATGATGTTGGATAGATAGGAACTGATACATAGGTAGTAGTGATAAATGATGACCTACATGGATACAATGGCTTAAGTGGTATTGACTAGTTGACCGAAAGCAATTAGCGGAGTATCTTAAGATACACCACTCAGAGATAGATGAGAAGAAAATAGAAAAGCTGAATACAGAGGAGTTAATATACAACCCAACGATAGTCCCTAAGTTAGAGAAACCAACATTCACACGATGAGAATTAGGAATAGATGACCACATCTGAAAGATGAAGAGAGGACAGCTTGTTATATTGCTATGAGAGACATGAGCTTGAAAGACAACATTTGCTACATTTATGGCAAGGCATAACAAGAACTCATGCTACTATGTTCTAGAGGACAAGGTAGAGAATATAACCATGAGGTATGCAATGAAACGAGCATGAATTACCAAGCATGAATACAACGAAGGTAGTTGGAGTAAGGAGAAGGAGATGTTGTATGAGAGAGCATACTTAGACTTTAGGAATAGAGATATAAAAATGATAGATGTCTGACATAAGATTAAAGTGGAGACACTAATGCAGTCTATGAAGGACATGAAGGAGAAGTGATGTTGACTGTTCTTTATAGATAATCTGTGATTTATCATAGGGAACTGAGTAGATGAAACTGCACAGACAGCATACATTAGTTCGAAGTTAGTGAGCTTTTGTATCGAGGAAGATGTATGTATCGTATTGCTACACCACTTTAAGAAATGAAAGGCATGAGAGAGAGACATTTCTCAAATGAGAGGTAGTGGTAAGTTATGAGATGATGCTTTCACTATTGTTAAGTATATCAGAGATGATGAAGAAACCTTTTTACAAGTTTACAAAGATAGAACACGATGAGAATTAGGGATTTATTCACTCGCCTATGACAAGGGAGAGTTCAAGTATCTGAGCACAGTAGTCTAGATACATGAATAGCTATCAAGCTATACAAGAACGAATGAAAGCTAGGTAAGAAGTATGTAGCAAAGATGTATAAAGACTGAAAGCTAATCGCATCTTATCCAGCTAATCAGATTTCAGACATAGATTTAACCTATTTTAATCTTTAATTATAACAACCATGTTTACACCACAATTTAAAATCACTGCTACACATCCTACTGATAGGATATGGCAAGCTGTGAAAATGTATCACAACCAATTCTATCCTGAGAAGGCACGTTGTGAGGCACTAGACATTTTATTTGATGAGTTCTCTAGTCAACTATGTGAGGCTTGGGAGACTTATGAAATGGAACATTGAGTAGCAGAAAAAGAATTAGAAGAAATCAGAGGAACTGAAAGGGAACATACTTGGGAAATGAATGAGCTTTTAAATCGATTAAACTTTTAAAGATGGATAAAGACAAGAAATCAGACTTATATCGTAAGACTATGCTACTAGCGGAGATAGCAAAGCAGAATAGAATAATAGAGCTAAGGCTTAAACAAGAAAAGATTAAGCATCCACAGATACAACGTGAGATAGCTAAAATGATAACTTATTTACAGAACAATTAATTTATATTTATAAGCAAACCAACAATGACAACAACTAAACAACTAGCCGACAAGGCTATTAACATTAAAGGTAAGGACTATATCCAAGTTAAAGATAGGATACAGTTTCTAGCCGAGAACTACGAGGGTAGATATAATTTACAATCAGAGTATCAATACTTTGAGAGTAGAAAAATGTGGGTAGTAAGAGCTACTCTAACTATATGGGATGAAAACCATCAAGAGTTCAGTGTTTATAACTGACTAGCACAAGAGATAGAAACAGAGAAATTCTGAACTGTAAACTTTAGTTCAGCTTTAGAAAATGCTGAGACATCAGCTTGGGGTAGAGCTTGTGCTGCAGCGTGAATAGGTATCGATGCAACATGAGGTATAGCAAGTGCTAACGAAATGGAGAAGGCTTTGAATAGAAGTAAGGTAGCAGAGAAGGTAGCAGCAGATACACCATTTGTAGATAGTTGAGTATCTAATGCTACACCTACAATAGCAGCAGCACCATGAGAACCAGAGTGGTTTACTAAAGCTAAGCAAGGAACTAAATTCATGTTAGAATGCTTGGATGAGGAAGACTATATAGCAAAGATAAAAGCAAGAGTTAAGGAGATAGGTGCTAAGATTAACAAACAACAAGAGACAGATTTAAGAATTTGTTATAACAACGCCAAGTGAATAGCTAATTTAGAGAATATGTTTACAGAATAATTTTTACCCTTTAATCTAACCGATGAAATTAAACACATATAAAAACTACAAAGATAAATGATTACCATTAGTAATCTGAATGATACTTGCCTATGTATTGATGCTACTACCACTATGTTGGGGTAGCTATCAAGCAGAGAGTGAGACTGAAACAGCAGGAACAGCTGAATTACGAGAACCCTGAAAGCTAATAGAGGATGAACTCTGATTACACCAAGAGATGCCACCTATTGAGAAGGAGACAGAACATGAAAGGTTTAAGGAACTAGCAGCAGCATATAGTATAGATGCTAGTAAGATATGGACTGTAGAAAACCACTACTGAATTAAAGAATGAGTTATCCTATGTATCACTATTGCTGAGACAAGCTGAGGATGGAGAGGATACTGACAAGCAAACCCTTGAAATGTAGGGAATAATGATAGATGAGACCGTATCCAATATGCGTTCTACGAGACTTGATTAGAGAAGATAGGACAAACACTAACTAACAAATATTTATGAAAGAAACAAACACTCTGATGCCTATCAAATGCAGGTTCTTGTAGTGAGAATGGAGACAATGGTTCAAGATATGCTACAAGTGATGGTAGCCGAGAGAAAAATATGAGAGCTTGTTTAGGAGTAATCTATGGAACGATTAATCCATCAACATTTAGTATTAGAAGATAACAATGGACTTTAATAAAACATTAGAAAGCTGAAAGAAAGTAGAGAGATTATTTGCTGCTAAGATGCTAACCAAGTATCCTGATATAAGCAAGGTAGAGTTCTCTGAGTGAGAGTGTAAAGACCGAGATATTAAGATTACTAAAGACTGAAAGACTAAAAGTTATGAGGTTAAACGTGATTACAAGAGTAAGGAGACTTGAAGGTGTGCGTTTGAGATTAAGTGTAATTGACACCCAAGTGGGATACTAGCAAGCAAGGCAGATTTTATAATCTATTGTCCGAGTGATGATGAGCTCTACTTTCAGGAGAGAGGAGAGCTACTATACAGACTTGTAGATATACATAAGTTTAAAGCTGTCTGATGAGATGGAGATAGAGCTGAGATGTATATCGTTGAGAAAGATTTATTACCAATGCTGTTTTACAAACTAAACTAAACAAAATGAAACTATGAGAGCTAATGGTTGAGCTTGATAGGTTAAGAGAAGAAGTAGTTAGAAATAATCCTGATGCTGAGGCACAGACTTGGAATGAATTAAAGATTAAGAGGAGTGTTAAAGCCGAGCGTAAGCTAAAAGATAGACAATCAGGTAGTCTACGTAGAGATGCGTAGAGGGGTTCAGAATTGCCCTCATGAAGTCCTGTATCTCTACCACCCTAGAGATGTAAAGAACTAAAGTAAATAAACACCTATAAGAAATAAGAATACATGGCTAGGGGTGGCTAGCCTTAAAGGAACGTGGTGTAATGGTAGCACAGCACCCTTCGAAGGAGTTGGTCTGAGTTCAAATCTTAGCGTTCCTGTATAATCAGATTTATTTACTTAATTTAAGATAGTGGATATCAACGAAATAATAATGCTTTCATTGGTTGCTTTACAGATAATTCTTAATTCTTTTGGAGTTAAGTATTCGTTTGTAATATCTTATGTAATTATATGATATGCTATTTGTATGCTTGCTAATCATATTTTATTTACTTAATTTAATAACCTATGGAAAATAAAGATAAAGAAATAAAAAAGCTGAAAGAAAACATAGAGGCTAAAAAGAAAATGATAGATTACCTTGAAAGTGAATATAGGAAACATTGATGAGATGGAGATTTCTCATTTATGTATAGTGATTTATGTAGATTATATGCTGAGCTTATAGAATTGTATATAAGTGAAGACTAATCAGACTTTTATATTATTTACCCTTAGAAAATGAAAAAAGAAAAATCTGACATTAAACTTAGGGAATATAAGCAACCACTATTTCTATATGATTTATTAGATCATTGAAAATGTTATAGTAGGTGCGAAATAGAAAATCAATGATGGTATGAAATAGATGGCTATGCTATAACAAGTAGAGATGTAGCAATGTATAAAAA